ATCAACTATTGGTGCTATATCAAGATATGTTGAAGCACTGTATGTAATCTCTGGAATCGATATTCTGTAAAATTTGTCATATTCCAGACCTGTTTTACTTAAAGAAGTAACGGCAGTAGAAGTTTCTAATTTATCTACAAACTCTAAAGAACCACCACCGCCCGGTACAGTAATTGTTTTAGAAGCTCCAGTTCCAGATGCAGTGACACCAGCACCAACAAAATTCAAAGTAGTTCCAGCAGTAGATAATGAACTGCCTTCTTCTTGTACAGTTACACCGCTAGAAATACCAGTTAAAGCTGAACCGTCAAGAGCTGGTAAAGCACCTGTTAAATTAGCTGATGGTAAGTTAGTAAGATTAGTTCCACTAGCTGCTGGTAAAATTGCTGGAAATCTATCATTTGAAATAGTCCCAGATGTTAAATTAGCTGCATCTAACTGTGTAAGGTCTACAGGTAAGTTAGTTAAGTTTGCACCAGATCCTGTAAAGGTCGTAGCACTGCAATCACCATTTATAGTTGCACCAGTACTTGTAAGACCTATAGTTGAAGTTGCGTGTTGTGTAGATTGTATAGTATCTACTTTTATTTTTGACATAATTTTAAATTGTTAAACAAAGGTCATAGTTGAACCAGCAACTATAGTTACGGTTGCTGTTGAAGCAACTGTTAATGGAGAAGCAGATACATAGTTTTTATTTGTTGTAGTTGTAAAATTATTATTTACTTCATTTTCTGCTTCAACAAATAATTGCTCGTTTCCACCTCCTACTAAACCGCCAGAACTTTGATCGACCCATGCATAGTCTGTTCCATTCCAAGATAAAACTTGGTCCTGATTAACGGTATTTGATGCACCATTATTTATATGATTATCAACGTCAGTATTAGTAAATCCTGCATTATCTACCCATGCGTAGTCATTTCCATTCCAACTAAGTACATGACCTGCTGTAGGATTATTTTGGTTTAAATGTAGGTCAACACTGTTATCAGTGTAAAGAATTCCTTGTGCTGTAACACCACCTTGCCAAGAAGAACCGTTATAAACTTTTAACTCGTTAGCAGTAGTGTTAAAGAATAAATCTCCTGTATCTAGATTAGTAGTTGGGTTAGTAGCACCTGAACTATATCTAGCTGCAAAGTCATTAACAGTACCAATATTACTTGCAACTGTGTTTACGTTTGTTATCGAATTACCAACATTATTTACGTTGGTTATGCTGCCAGCAGTAGTATTTACGTTTCCTATAGAACCAGCAACTATACCTATATTATCATCAATAACTGATATGGTATTACCCATACTATTACCGTGTTGAGTACAGTAATATAACAACGAGCTTGGTGCATTTGATGGTACAGCAAAAACTACTGAAGATCCAGCTTGACCTGCTGTTCCATTTACTGTTACACCTGTGGTATATGAAGCATTACTACTATCTCTAAATGCTAGTGGATGGTTATTGTTAGTACTATCAGATTGGTCAAATGTGTAAGTAAAACCTCTAGTTAAAGTTAAAGTAGGTTTAGATTGACCATCGATATAAAATACACCACCTGATACAGTCACAGTATAAGTTATTGCAGCTCCTAACGCACCAGCTACAGCATTTACGTTTCCAATACTTGTACCAACAGTATTTACGTCTGCTATATTACTTACAACAGTATTTATGTCAGCAATATTACTTACAACAGTATTTATATTAGAAGAATTAGTATTAACTGAATTTATACTTCCTATGTTACCAGCTACAGTTGTGACTTCTGTTGCCTTTGGTACTAATCTGTGAAAGCTATATGTATGTAATGTAGTAGTTGTTTCTACTAAAAACCCAAAATCTTGAGGTATAGGATCTGTTACTCCTGTAATTGTAACTGTATTACCAGTTCCAGCACCATTAGCAATAGTAATCGTAGTTCCGCTTGGAGTTAAAGTAGTAGATGCTGTTTTTACAGAAACAATAGTACCAGTACCGTTGTTTGCATCTGGATTTGCTGTAGGAAAACTTGTTTCATTAGCTATCGGTACAAAACCACCAACCTCATCAACTAAATCAATAATCCTGTCATTGATAGCTGCTGTTGAAGCAATGGTTGTATCGTTGTCTGGAAATGCATCACCATCTTTAATAGTGTCTCCAGTAGATATGTTGAAATATCTAGCATCCGCAGCCGATTGAGTAAAGTATCTACTATCAAGAACACCATCAGTTGCTAGTTCTGTTTCTGTGTAGTATCTACCATCAAGAGCAGTACCTGATGTAAGCTCTGATTCTGTAAAATACCTCGTATCAAGTTGTCCAGTATTTAATTCTGTTTCTGTATAGTATCTATTATCTAATTGACCTGCATCTAGTTCTGTTTCTGTATAATATCTGTTGTCTAGTTGACCTCCATCTAATTCAGTTTCTGTATAGTATCTACCATCAAATGTACCAGTTGGTATATTATTAGCATCTACTGAAATATCACTAGGAAGATTGCCACTACCTAATTTATCTAAAGTTACAGAATCATTAGCTAATTTAGAACCTTGTATATTTGCACTTGCGTTTATATCAGCATCAAGAATAGAACCATCTATTATTTTTTCTGATGTAACAAAATTAGATGTTATAGCACCTCCATTAAATAGTGCTCCTTCTATTTCTAATACTTTGTTTCTACCATCTTGTGCAGTAAAGTTTGATTCAGTAGATGAGCTGTTAAGGTCGGTAGCTCTAATTGTACTGCCAGAAGCAAATGTAGTATATGTACCGTCTTCATCTCTTGTTCTACGTTCACAAAATACTACTGCCCCACTAGGTAGTGCAGAGTTGAACGTAATGGTGTTGTTATCAGTGGAAAGTTGGTAGTTATATAAAGTTGTACCCGCAGATACTGCAGGAAAGTATAATCCATCTGTGTTGTTAACCTGTGGGTGACTAGATTGTGCAGTACTACCAGTAGACTGGCGTAGCTGTAGCACTCTAGTACCACCCGACAATGTGACATAAACATCTAGATCAGCTTGGTTATTCAGTTGTATGCTGACTGGCGTAAATACAGTTGTAGTTGCATTAGACGTAGCAGCGAATTGTTTTTTAGTTGTAACTGCCATTGATAATCAATGTATAGGATTGGTGCTAAAGTGGATTAATAGCCTACTTTTCTCATTTCTTCTATTTGAGCGTTAATGTCATCGACTGAATATCCAGGTTCATTTTCTAAATTAGATTTTATTTCTTTTACGTTTATTCTAAATTGTAAAGACTTAGGATCTTTAATATTACCAAATTTAGTATCTGGGCTTAACATCATGTCCATTGCTCTTTGTTTTGCATCCATCATGACGTTATCTACCATTTGATAAAATATTGCATTTTTATAATCATAGCCACCTACTTCATCTCCAGATATACCAAACCTACCAGACTTAGAAAATAAACCTTTGTCTACTTTTCTGTTGTCAGCTTTGTATTGTGCTAGTGATTCTTTAAATGGTTTGCTTTCAATTACATTAAGTAGTTCCTTACGTAAATGAGGATCCATAGCTAACTGTCTTTGAAACTCAGATTGCTCTGGGCCAGTGAGCTCTTCTCCTTTATATGATGTCATATTTGCATTAAGATCATATCTAATCTCTAGTAAAGCATCAGTAATAGGATCTTGTTTTTCAAAATCTATACCAATAGGAGATACAGTTGAGAACGCTCTTAAAAAGAAATTATCTGGTAATCTTCTTAGTTTTTTAGGTTCTCTTTCTTCGTTAAATACATCATATCGTTGTGGTAAAGCAGCTCTAAAAACAGAAGTTCTATACATTAACTTTTCGTTTAGACTTTCTAATTCTTTCATACTACCGTCTACAAGATCATTTATATCAGCAAGTTGACCAGTAAAAGGTGCAAAAGAACCGAGCACGTTAGCTCCACTAGATGTAATCATATCATTTGGTTTTTCTGCTTGAAATATGTTAGCAAAATCTGTAAGACCTTGTAGTGGCCCATTATCAACTAACAATGTACCAGCAATAAATGATAGTTTTGAAAGAGCATAGCTTACCTCTGATTCTCCAAGTATATCTCCTTCATGAATAAGATTAGCAATCACTCTAGCAAACGTAGTCCATATTTCTGCTCCAGAAAATCCTACATATAAATCTTGATCTGTTAGTGGTACTTTAAATCTAAAAGATAATGGCTTAATCCCTGCTTGTTGCCACATTTCTCTATCGCCTGGATCTCTTGGATAGTCACCTACAATACGACCAGTTGCTGCTAATCTTGCCATATAAGATATAATACCAGTACCAAATGCCATCTTACCTTCCATTTCTGCTATTTCGCCTGGAAGTGAACGGGCATCTATACCATATTTCTGTAATTCAACCATATCACCTCTTAACATAGCGTGATATTTTTTGTTAAATACAGCAGCAGCATAACTATGGTCAAATCCTAGTTTTAAACCATTAATAGCAGGAGTTAAGAATTTAAAAAAGATTGAAGAACCTGGAATTTGTGACAAAAGTTTAGTATATGCTTTTTCTATGCCTTCTAAATTTTTAGTAAGTGTAGCTTCATCTCCACCTAATCTAGCTAATTTATCAGAAACAATTTTATGTTTAATTTTAGTGCCATTTTCTAGAGTTTCTTCTTTATATCTAAATATTTTTGACTCAAATAATTCTTCGTACTTATCTCTAAACTTTACAAAATCTTCAACACTTGCACCAGACTCCATAGCTTCATGAAATGACTCTGACGCTAATCGTTGCATACCAATATTATATCTTGCTGCAGCATCACCAGCTCCCATACTAAGAGTAGAGTGCCTTACATAAGGGTTAGTATTAAAGTTTTCTAAGAATCTAGCTCCTGCATAACCCATGTCGGTTAGCTTATCATCAGTATACTTATTTTTAAAATATTGTAAATCTTTAAATTGTTCTGTTCTTCTTTCTATGGCATACTTACCAGTATAATCCATATCTTTCTTTTTAAAACCTAACTTATAGTTACGTAAAAATACCTTTAAGGTATCACCCATAGATTTAGTAGCATTATCTAATTCAAATAATGCTGATAATGTTTCTCTTTGTAAAAATTCTGCATCTTTAAAATCTGGATATAATGCTTTGTATCCTTTAGAGTTTAGAAAACCTACATCTATTTGAGATCTAGATACACTTAGTGGATTTAAAAATCCTAATCCTTTCATTATTCCTTTGTAATAAGCAAGAAAACCAGTATTTACTATAGCTTTTATAGGGGTTCTAACTCTACCTAAAAGAGCATTAAAAGAAACACCCATAATTTCTTGCATTACCTTAGAAGGCATAGCTTTATATCTTTGTCCTGCAGCTCCAGTATATCCTACAAAATTACCACCGTAAAGGTATGATCTTAAATAAGTACCTATATCATCTAGAGATAAAACATCACCATCTGTCATAGCAAAGATACGCATTAAATCTTTTATACCTGTTTCATCACCTGTTTCTTTTGCAATTTTTTTTAACTCTAACATATTTTGTTTCAATATTTCTCCATCTTTAACAGCTTCAGCAAAAGAAGAACCTCGTTTACCTGATTGTAACGTATCTAATACTTTAATATTACCTTGTTGCATTAGTCCATCAGTACCCCAAGCATACATATACTCTTTAGATTTGATAAACACTGCCTTCATAAGATCAGCTAATTTATCATAGTTTTGGTAAACTGTCAGACCATTTGACATTTCCAATGCACCTGTAGATAAATCAGAAATAGTTTGAGCTATAGATTTTAGTATAATCATATTAGCATCTTTTTCCAAAGGGCCAATAGTTTCTAAATATCTAGGATTACCCTCTGCATCCTTACCATATGAGAATGTTCTATACTCATCACTACCTTTTTTACCTTTTCTTAAAGCAGTAATACGTTTTTTATATTCATTTAAAATACTTTTAACATCACCTTTGGTAAAGTCAGCTATCTTGTGTAAGAAAGGTTCAGCTCTGTCTACAGCATATTTAGCAAGTCGTTCATAATCTTCAGACTTGTATGTTTTAGACACTTTTTTTGTAAAGTCATCCATAACTTCTCTAAATATCTTGGCTAGGTTTTTATCCCCTCCAGATACCCTTTCAATCATGTCTTTAGTAACTTGTTCTGCATTGTGTACAGGTGTGTTAGCTTCCTTAAAAATATCAGCTTCATCAATTAATTTAGTTGGTACTGCCTCAGTTTTCTTTGCATTGTCTGCCATATCATCTATAGCATTAACATCTTTAGCATAACTAACCTTTTCAAAATCATCAAACTGTTCTGGATTAACAGTAGGATCTGGTTGTCTACCTGCATTTTCAGAATCTAAAGATGTACTAGAATATCTTTTATCATTCCAGTTATCGCCAACACTAGCACCCTGATTTTTAGCTTTTTGAGTTAACTCTTCAATAGTTGCCTTTCCATCTATTCTAGTATCAATGTTACCAGATGTTGTTTCTTGTATAATATTATCATAGGTAAGTAAATCTTCTTCATTTAAATGTCTACGTACATACTTTTCTAAAGGATCCATAGGATCTATACCCTTACCAGATGCTAATTTAACTACAGACAACTTTTGTGCAGCTCTTTCAGCATTAATAACTTCTTCAAGCATGGCACGTCTAAATGCTTTAGCACCTTCTTTGTTACCAATTTCAACTGCTTCAGTAATAGATTTACCATTTTTTAATGCTTCTCTAGCTGTTGATCTTGCAGTTTTAAAACCACCTCTAATCAAAGCACTAAAGAAATAACCAATATGATTAAGACCAGCTCCTGTTGTTACAGTTTTAAGTCTAGCTTCCCATGCCGTATCATCTTCATCTACAGCTAATCTTTCCATAATTCCAGGTAGTAACCAAGGAGTATGTTCTTGAGCTAAGTTAGCAATATTAGCATATTCTGATGACTCAGATATAAGTTCTGCTAGACCACCTTCTGCAGTAATTTTCATACCTGTTGTTAAAAACTGCATAGGTCTATTAGTAGCAACAAACGCTCCTGCAGCTTTAATCTGTGGTACTTTAGTTAATCCTTTACCAACTAAACTTAAACCACCACCTGTCCATTGAGTTAATGTACCAAATTCTACTAAGCCTCTACCTAGTTTACCTAAAGCAGTAGTGTTTTGTGGTTCGTAAATATCAGGTATTTCAAAATAACTATCACTTTGGTATTGATCGCTAAATGGATTATTAGTTATAGGTTTACCCATAACTTTTTGTAAACCTGTGTTCATAGTATCTACACTAAGTTTAGCAAAACTACCTAAACTTTCTAGTGTGTCAAGTTTACCACCTACAAGAGCTTTAGATACCTCAGTAGCTACTGGCATATCTTCTCTTAACTGCTCTATGTTTTCTTCGTTACGTCTTTTACCTTCTTCTCTGATAGTTTCCCTATCTTCTCTGATCTGATCCTTAGATCTTTGATCTCCTTGAAATGTGTTGTCAACAAAATCACGTACATTGACAGCAGCATTTTCCATTGCACCACTAACTTGATTGGCAATTCCAAGTATACCACTGCTATCTTGACCAGCTTGTTTTACAGCTTCTAGTTGAGCACCACCGAGATCTGTCATGTCTGGTAATGCTAACTCTTCTTCTTCCACTATCTCCTCTTCTCCCCCTTGGGGAAGTTGATTTTCTAGTTCTTCCATTAATCTAAGACTCCTTGAGTTCTGAGTTTATGTATATATTTGTTAGCAAAAGCATTAATAGTAGGAAGTTCATACAAATCCATATTACCTCTTAAAACAAAAGCTACATGATACCTAGCTGCTAAATGTAAGTCACCTTCGGCTTTACGTAGAGCTTGGTTCCAAGATTTTTTGTTAAAGTAACTCCATAGTTGTCTTTGTACATCTTCATTCTGTCTATAACGACTTAGTGCCTTAGCAACATTAAGACCAGAAATTGGATTTTCTTGGTCTTTGTCGTTTGTTAATCTACCAATCATTCTTGCTGTAAATGGATATTTACCTATAGTAGGGTCTAACCGTTTACCAATAGTTAATTTATTTAAATCAGATGCTGGGTCAACAGTTTTACCATCTACTACTTTTTCAAGATGTAAATGTTCTCTATCACTTGCACCTGTGTTTCCTATCTCTCCGATATATTCTCCATTGTAAGCAGCACCTTTAACTAATTTTGGATTATAGTTTTTTAAATGTGCAAATCTATATGTAGTTCCTTCTGTATCTTGTATGTCTACATAAATACCATACTTGTCATCTTTACCATTTTCAACAATTATACCATCTTTCATTTGAAAGGCAGTATGAAAACCTTGAGTCCCATAAGTTCCTATGTCTATACCAGTATGATAAGTACTTGCACCTTCAACGGGTGCTTCACGTGTTATACCAAATCTATCTGTAATTCCTATTAATCTATGACCTACATACTGTTCTCCATCAATAATTTCTATTTCACCTGCATCAAGTTCTAAACCTTGTGTTGTTACTTCATTACGAATAACAGACGTAAAATCAAGGTTTTTCCAGGATTCAGTTAAAGTTCTTTCATTAGTGCCATAAAAATCATTAAGAACACGATTTATAACTTTAGGACTTGTATTACCTTTAGATTGTAAATTTCTCAAGATAAAAGCATTATCTGAGCTATTCATAAGGTTTTTAAAGTAATCAAAATCTATAGGTGGTTCTGCATCAAAGTCCATATTAAATACATTACTTTGTAATTTAGCAAAATCATAATCTGGTATATTAAATACCTGTGCTAATTTAGCTGCATTAGAGTCTGCTAAAAAACCAGATTCATCAAGATTTACATTTTTATAGATCTCATCTGTCTTTGGGTCTAAACCTTCTGCCTTTGCAGTAGCTATAATATCTTTTAGATTATTATTATCTAAAAAAGGATATATGTTTTGTTCTTTAGCTAAGTTTTGAAAACCGCCACTACCTTTTAATCCTTTCTCAATAAAGTATATACTGTTTTTATCAGAACGAGTTTGTGCATCGTTTATAAGACCACGCATTTCTATATCAGCTCTACGTATAGCTTCACCATAAGTAATTGGTCTACCATCAGCTTTTGCAGCATCTTGATATTCGTAAGCACGTTTTTTAATATTACTTAAAAATCTACTGTATGCAATACTAAATGTACCAGATGCGTCTGTAACATTACCTAAATTATCTATAGAAAAGGCTTTACCTTTATCAGCTAAAAACCTTTTAAAAGATAAAGCAACATCATCTACATCTTTCTTTTCAGACTCTGGATATAGCTCGTTTAAAACTTTTACTTGTGGGTTAGCTTCTAAATAACTTTTAACTGCATCAATATCTAAAGATGGGTCAGTTATATCTTGAAGTAAAATAACACCACCATTATCAATAATTTTACCTTTAATTTCCAAGATACTATCATAAGCATCGTTAGGATCTATAAATATTCTACTTGTAGAGTCAAGAACTGATTTAGTTGCAAGTGGATTGTTTTTAAGTAACTCTGTAACAAAGTCAAATTTTTCTTGGTCAGTTGCTCTCTGTTCTTTAGGTAACTCACGTTGTTCTTCTAAAAAACTTGATACTGAAGTTTCAACTCTTGCATTTTGAAATTTTGTGTTTATTTGATATCTTTCACTAACAGCTTGTTGTTTTAGTATACTAAGAGGTACAGCACCAAATTTAGCTACATGTAACTCAGATAAACTTTTAAAACCACCAGGTGTTTTACTTTTTACTTGTAATGCTGCAGATACTCTGTTATGTAAATCATTAGGATCTTTAGCTCTTGTAAAAGCATCTTTAAGTAAAGTTTCTAATCTAATAACAGCTTGATTACCACTAGATGAATTTTTACTAGCTTTTAGATGTGGTTTAACTAAATTGACATAACTGTTTAATGCTTCAGATAAATTAGGAGCACCTTTAATTCCATCTAAAGCATTGTTAACTTGTAAGTCTGCACCTTCTAACATAGTAGCAGCAAACTCATTATCTAACTCAGTAAACTTTGTTTTTAAATTTGTAGCTAAAACTTTTCTAGCTGGTTGACTTAATAATTGGTCTGTACTAATGTCACTTAAGTTACCTCTGTTAGCATCTACCCACTCACCTAAAATATAATTAGATGCTAGTGATAATTGACTTTTAGTTAAGTTAGGATCATTTATATCAAACCTAACACCATTGTTATCTAGTAATGTTGTTGTGTTTGTTTTTAACTGATTATCTAAATGAGCAGCAAAACCTTCTACTTTAAGTGCTTTATCTCGTACTTCATAACCATAGTTATATGCTCCAGAAAATATACCTCTAACTTTTCTAGCTTTTTCTTCACCAAATGGATCACCACTATTTTCTAATTTAGTAGCAAGATCATTACCAGTTTTTGTAATATCTAGTTGTTGATCTGCAGCAGCTTGTATAACATCAAAACCTCTACCTTCTGTTAATCCATAATTACCAGCAGCTGGATCATCTGGATCTAACTCTGGAGGTGCTGGTTCTACTTCTAACTCTTCTTCCATTCTAGCTGCAGCTCCAGCAGCATTATTGTACTTAATAGCATCTTTAGCTAAACTAGGTACAGTGCTAGTTAATAAATTCTGTAAAGTATTACTAAATTGACTAGCTAACTGTGCTTCATAATTAGATACTCTAAGAATGTTATTAGTTTGACGTTGCTCTTCTTTTGCTTGTTCTGCAGCGTTTTGTACTCTTTTGTTAGTTTCTTCTTTTGCCTGTTGCTCCATTAACTTGTTACGTTGGAGCTTTCTTTTTACATCGGAGGGCATAGATCTTTGTTGAAAACCTACCTGCCATTCTCCTTGTCTACGAAATCCTTTTGCCATTATGCTGATTTGGTACTCCACCAAGGTAGATCTGAACCACTAGCATGACCAATGCCAGATCCTGTTTTTACTGCTGCACTAAAGCCTGTCATGATCGACCCTAACATGCTTGGTTTTTCTGGGTTTGCCATTTTAATTGGTCTTACAGTCTTGAACTCAGCTATAGGAGCCATAGGTGCAGCTATGACACTGTTATATGCTTGAGAATCTGCAGCGTACTGACTAAGAAGTGTGTTGTATTCTTGTAAGCCAAATGACTGCCTTGCATTAAATAGACTTGCATCTACTGCAGCTTGGGCTTGACCTAGTTTACGTTCTTCATCACTAACAGTTAACATAGTAGATTGTCCTGCTGACATCCCACTTGCTAATATACTACCTTGTGCTCTTATAGATTCTGCTAGTTTTTGTTGTCCTTCAAATTGAGCCTCTGCAACTTTTTCTTGTAATTTCAGTTGGTTAGCTGTTGAAGCTCTTGATTGTTCTAATTGGTTAATATCTTTCTGCTTCTCCATCGCTGTGACGGATGCAGATTGGGCATCTAATTGTGCTTTAAATAAATCTTGTTTTTGTTGGTCTTTAAAAGCAGAAATTTGTATCTTGTTAAGATAGTCTTGTTTTGCTTGATAATTAGATCTATCTACCGCTGCTTTCTGTGCTCGGTACTGTGCCATCTTTGCTTGACGATCTGCCATTGCAGAGCCAACACCTGATATACCAGCTAAAGCGAGTGTTACTGTACACATAGTTTGTAAAATTCAATAAGGGGTACACCATTGTAAACTTTGTAATTGAGAAAATTAAACTTTAACAGTTTGAGCAATTTAATATGTTGCTCATTACGCATGTCTGCATAATTATGTAGATAAGGATTAGATAGGCTGGCTATCCAGCGTTTTGACTCTTTAATAAATGTATGTGGATACTCAGTACTGGCATCAGTACATAACATCCATATTGCATTTGTAGAAGTCACCCCTGCCACTCCAGCAGTCTTGCCGTTGGGAACCTTAAAATGTACACAATATGTAGAATTATAATATGCTTGTAAGACTGCAGCTACTGCATACAATCCTGTTGTTTCTTCTGCTTCACGCTTATCTTCCCAGCGTAGGTTCAGCCCTACCTCCAAAGCTAACTCTGGAGTGCAAGGCTGAATATACTTACCTTCGTACATGTCGTTTGGTGTTGTAAATGCCGTCCCAGCTTGCTGAGATTAAGGCGGTGGAAAAGGGTTGATTCATATATATATCAAGAATATATTTGTCGTTTTTACGTTGTATTGGTACTCGTACACTTTTAGTTAATTGTGAGGCGTGTGTATTTGCTTTACTATAATCAGTTATTATACCTGTCTCCTGTTGTACATAATCGTCAATATCCTTGACTACATTACCAGCAGAATCAACATATGTAAGTTTATTTTTTAATGCAAACATCATATGACCACCTTCTCCTATTTCAAAGTTCATACCAGATATACGTAACTCACCATCTGTATCGTAAGCATTCTGACCTAAATTTACATAGTATGTAGGTAATTCAATCTGAGTAATATATAGATACCCTACAGCAATTTTTGAATTTGAACTTGATAAAACTATATTATTAAAGGTAGCAGTCGTTCCTGATGATGAATCTGCAGATTTCACAACACCTGCTATAGATTCTCCAAAAGCATCAGTACCAGACAAACCAACCATGTAGAAACCTATTGGGTTGCTGCCCACAGTATATGGTACACTAACTACTGATCTAGCAGGTTCAGTAGTACTCTGACTATAACCAGCTATAGAACTAGGTATAGTCATATGCTCTAAATGGGCTTCAAACGACCTATCTGTACCAACCTGACTACTTAGTGAAGGAGTAGAACCATCAGTTATTGTATAACTTCTATCAGAAGTTGTATCAGTTACATACTCATGTCGACATAGTTTATACGTACCACCTGCATATACAACTGCAAAAAAATTACCACCTGTATAGAACATATGCTGATAAGTACCTAAAGGGGTACTCCAAGTATACCATGCAGATTGTTCTCTTTTATTATCAGCGTTATAATACTTGTAATGATAACAAAAACCATCATTTTTTTTAGCATATGTAGTAATACCTATAGATGCTGAGTTAGCTGACATAGTTATATCTTTTGGTAGAAACTCTGGTACAACCCTAGTTTGTTCTATAATTTGAGCAGGGGCATCATCGTCTACAACAACAGCTTCAAATGCTCTAGCATACGCAGATACACTAGATGTAAACAACACGGATGTACCAAGATCTACAGGCTGTATAGTTGAGTCACATTCATAACTAGCTATTTTTTTTAACCTAACAGTTTTAGGACTGAATATATCAGATTCTGTAAATAATAAAAACTGACCGTTATCACTAAACATCATTACCCCTTTATTTATAGGTAATGTATGATTTATAAATGCTGGTTTTATATCTGATACACTTATATCTATTGGGTTATTGTCACTAGCTGCTATAGCTGAAACAGTAAATAAATTAAAATATGACCCTGGCTGACTCATTACTATCTGTTCATCAGCAATTAAACCTAATCTGTTTCTATGAAAAAACAAGTTACTTATTTCTTTACCAACTATGGATGGCATAGGGTTTGATACATTATCACCTACTTCTCTGTCTTTCCAGTAATTGTCAGTGCTACCTGCATTAGCAAGATCTAATGTAGTAAAAGTAAATGTACCGTCTCGATTATTTATTAAAGCGTGTGGCATTGAGTCAGGGTTTAAGCCTAACTTTATTGTTTCCGTACCGTTAAAATTATGAGGTCTTAGACATTCTTCATAACTTCCAGAACCACTTACACTATTGTCAGCTACAAACTTTAAATAATAATCATCAGTATCTAGTTCAGCAGTATTAGATACTTGGACTATATAGCCATGCTTATTCATATTTGGCAACCTACTAACATCCTGTGCAGTTGTAGATATAACACTCATGTTTTCGTTTACACTACCACCTAGAAAGTTCACATTTTTTGCCGATGTACCATTAAGATACAAACCACTACCTATAACTTCAGCAGAAACATTAACCAGTCCACTATTAACAGAATCTTTTAATCCTTTTAAAATAGTTGACATAGATAAAACACCTTGATCAGGATTCTTAGGAGTTTTAAAATACCCTATTCCAGTTACATCTCGATATGTTTGTACCTCTTCTACAGCTTCTACTGAAACACGATATTTCTGTTGATTAACAGTACCATTACCTGTAATTACTGTTACATATAAACTTTCTGCAGTTGCTTTACTAGTTGATCTAATTAAACCACCGTTTTTAAGTGTAATTGTAGCTGTGTAACGGTTGTCGTAGTCTTGAGTATATCCTAAAAAGTCAGCACTTGCTCCTGTATTATTATTAAAATTTGCTGTGTTATTTGCAATATAAGCAACACCATTTACTTGTAAACTACCCTCAAGATTTTCAGTAATATTATCTCCATTAACTATAACATTACTAGCAGCTTGTCCATCAATAGTTCCAGTAAGTTGAACATCCGTACCACCAGAAAATGAAAAAGGTGCAGAGGCAGCAAATCGTGTACCTGCATCTGGGTTTCCCCATGTTGAACCAGCAAGATTAATTGTACCATTACTATTAGTTGGCCCAATAAAATCTACTTTTAAAGAAGTGACTCTATAATAGGTGTTAGGTGTAGGAGGATTGGCTACTGTAGTATTATATAAAACATATTCAGTATTATAAGCAATAGTATCTAATCTTACAAATGAATAATTCCCACTGTCTAAAGCTGTTGGTGAATTACTAGTGCTTTCAGTTACAGTTTTTTGTGGATTAGATATAAGAGTATAGTCTTGAATAGTAGTTACCCCGTAAGGCTCTGTAGCGTTAGCTAGATAATTATACACACTAGATCCAGCAATAGGAAGTACCGTCTGTGGGTTGCCATTTGACAAATCCCATACTCTAATAGGCATGCTACCACTGTTAGCAGGTGTGATTTGTACTAAATATTTTTCATCTCCATCTCTTAATATTTCATACCAATGACCTGTTGAAGTAGCATTAGTTAATGTTCCCACAAATTCTCCAGGGGGACGTTTTTTAAGACCAAATGTTATGTCTGGGACAGCATTATCACACGACCTTAACTGTCCTAGAAATTTTATTTTATCTGGTTGTTGAGATACACCCCCTAAAAAATTTGGTATACGTTGATTGATTGCTGCCATTACATTCTTCTTAATACTTTAAATGGGCGATAGGTAGAGTTAGCATCATGCTGATATTGAAAATCACTAAAAATATTATAATCACCTTGCCTAGTTTCATACTGCAATGCTAAGGCTCTTAAAGCCGCTTCATCCGCTTCAATTAACTTAGCAGACTCAGTATTGTTTACCATACGGTTAGAGGCGATTCTAGAGGCTCTACAGGTTATATAGTCTTTAAATGGTTGTGGTATATCTTGAAAATCTATCATCCATATAATATCAAAATATAATTTCTCGCAATTTGTAAAGGTAAAAGTATGACCTTTTTTATCATAAACTTTCATTATACCATTATCAGTACGCCTTACTACATCAAAATCTTTACCATGTTGATGTATATTTAAATCTATTTGTAAGATGTTATTAGGTATAATACATTGGTTGTTCCCATCAAGATTGATAGGATACTCATTCTCTGTGTTATATGACCATCCCTCAGCTTGAACCTCACGGCAGACTTGCCTTAGAGTCTTCTGTGCTATAGCCACTTCGGGGCTTTGAACCTCTAAAGTGTTAACTGGGGATTCTCCAACGCTCATCAGGATTGAGTTTACAGCATCTAGTTCGGTAGACACTCCGTAAGTTATTGCTGACATAAAAAAAAGGGGGACACGAAGCCCCCATATAAAAAATAAAATTAACCGTTTGCAGGGTATGTTGTACCAAATGCAGTTGGCTTTGTAGTTGTTCCTGCGAACAATTCTACACAAGCTGCAGGGTTTACAAAATCTGCTCCCATAGCTAGTCTTCCTAGGATGACATCGCCTTGATATACAACTGACACATCGCCAGATGTTACCTGTACCTGTGGCCCTATTGTTTCTACTACACCTGCAGCTTCTCTTTGGAAGATTAATCCACATGTGTTAGCGAAAGCAGTAGAAGCACCGTAGTTGTTACGAGTACCGTAGTTGTTACCTGTAACTGCTGTAGCTGTTTCAACTGATTCAGATACGAATGAACCTGTATTTCCAGGATCTATTGTATCAAGGTCAGTAGCAGCTGATGCACCAGAAGATGGAGCATACTTAGTACCATACTTAGAGAAGAATGGAACATTCATTGATTTGTAGATTTTTATACCTGCAATCTCAATTACACCATTTCCGCTTTGTAAAGATGTACCTTGTACGTCTCTGTTAATTAGTCCGTTGTTACTTGCACCTTGTATAAGAGCATAGTACTGACGTGGGTTTAGTACTGCGACTCTTCCATCATCAGATACACCCTTTTCGTCTAGTGCTGCTGCTGCATCATAAAATGCTGTTACAAGATGACCGTCATTAAGAGCATCATCAGCATTTGAACCAGCACCAACTTGAACTTGTGTACCACCTGGTTCTACGAAACCACTGAGTGATACTGGGCTAGCCTGTCTAGCACCTTTTGCTATAGCTCTGAAGATAAGTCTATCATACTTTTGAGCAAGAGCATATCCAATCTTCTTGGAAATTTCTCCTCTCATTTCATAGTGTGCTAGTGTCTCATCTAACTCATATACAAATGCAGAACTGATGAGTAAGTCATCAACTGTAATAGTTTTTTCTGCTATTGGAGGAGTTTTGTCAGAGTTTCCTAATATACTGTTGCCAGGAGTGTGGTATTCCGCACTTGTGCGTCCAGTATAGATGAACTGCAAACTCTTACCGTTGGTAAGTGTACGCTTCATAACAAGATCTCTAGCTATGGTCTCCCTTTGGAAGCCAGTAAACATCTCGCCCGAAAATAATTTAAGATACAAATCTCTATTATTTGTAGCGTTAGTCGCAGTATTTATCCTACCCAGAAAGGTTTGTGAGCTAGGATTATTTGTTGACTGTTGTGCCATTTATTTGTAGGGTATTAGTTATCGTCTCTAGATCTAGAATTGTTGGAATCTTAAATGTATCAGCTAAGACTCAAGCTGTTTGTAGGTCTATCCCTACCGTCATGACGGCAAAAGGTGTCTCCGTAGAGGCTTTTACCAATTAGAGGGGAGTCCGACTCTGAGGTGCTCCCCCCCGTTTCACTTACTTAACAAATTTTGTGTAAGTGATGCCACGATAAACG